GAAGTTATCCACATATGCACAGTCTGGTTGCAGTTTGCATCTCAGAATGCCCCAATCAGTAATACTTTCTATGATTTTGAGTTAACATAATGGACATTGTATTAAATGGATTTTGTCAGCCGTTTGTAAGCGTCCAGAAAAACACTAGCAAAATCAACAGCTTACAGAAGTTATCCACACTATCCACAGTTGCCTGTGGATAACTCGCATCTGGCAATTTGCCTGTGGATAACTTTCGATGGGGGGGAGGGGGTGCGGTCGGTCGGTCAAAGTTGTGGGAGCATCCGCTGTACCGAAAAAGCTAAATTAGGAAAAGGGGCAACTCCCCCACTCCCCGCTACGAAAAAAAGAGATGTTGGCGCAGGGAGTTCCGAATTAGTAATTAGATAACCTTAAGGGAAATCATTCGGGTACTATGCGCCAACGTGATAAATCTACCATATCAAGCCACAATTTGCTATAGTACTAACCTATCACGCCCACAACGCACAAGGATAATCGTGAAGATAGAACAGATTGACGGCATCCAAGACGAGCCACAGGCGCAGCTAGAGAAGAAGAAAGCTGGCAGACCTAAAGGTATTTATGGCTTAAAGCGTCAGATACAGGAGTACGCAAGGAATCCTGAACTTGCGTTGCCAAAGACTGACAGCCAGAGGATCAAGGACTTGAAGGATATGCTTATCAGGTCGAGTGGTAAGGATGTTGTGGAGAAGATGATCTCAATTGCGTTGAACGACAACCATCCGGCTCAGATGGCGGCTATCAAGATGTGTGTTGACAGGACACTTCCTATATCCATGTTTGACAAGGATAAAGGCCAGAGGAGTGCGGTCACGATCAACATTACGGGGATCGGCGCACCCGCGGCAACTACGATTGAGCCAGACGACATCCAAGACATAGAGGCTAAGAATGGCTGACCTAAACTTTGCGCTATTGCCTTGGCAACAGGAAGTCTACGCCGACAAGACGAGGTTCAAGGTTGTAGTCGCTGGACGGCGGTGCGGCAAGTCTAGGTTAGCTGTAACGACTCTACTGATAGAGGGGTTGAACTGTCCCGCGGGTAGTGCGGTGCTGTATGTTGCCCCGACCCAAGGTCAGGCTAGGCAGATCATTTGGGATGTATTGCTGGACATTGGCAGGGAGATCATTCAGTCTAGCCATGTCAATAATATGGAAGTGACCTTGATTAACGGGGCAAAGATATATGTTCGGGGATCAGACAGGCCTGATACCTTACGGGGAGTGAGTCTGACCTACGCTGTACTAGACGAGGTTGCTGACATTAAGCCTGAGACTTGGGAACAGGTGATTCGTGCGTCACTATCCGACAAAAAGGGTAGGTGCATGATGATCGGCACTCCAAAAGGAAGAAATTGGTTCTACGATTTGTATAACTTAGGTCAGGATGGTAGTGATCCTGATTGGAAATCGTGGCACTTCACTACCAAAGACAACCCCCTGATAGACCCTACTGAAATCGAGAGCGCAAAGAAGACCTTATCTAGCTTTGCTTTCAAGCAAGAGTATATGGCGAGTTTCGATAATGCTGGCTCAGATGTCTTCAAGGAAGAGTGGCTGAAGTACGGGGAGATTCCTGAGATTGGGAGTTACTTCATAGCGGTGGACTTGGCGGGGTTTGAGGAAGTGGCTAAACAGGCGGCTAACTCTAAGAAGCGTTTAGACCAGACTGCCATTGCGGTGGTGAAGGTAACTGATGATGGCAAGTGGTATGTTGAGAAGATTGAGTATGGGCGGTGGGACATTCGGACTACGGCTGCGAATATACTGCTGGCTATCAGGGACTATAAGCCTTTGAGCATTGGGATTGAGCGTGGAGCATTAAAAAATGCGGTACTTCCCTATTTGTCTGATTTAATGCGAAAATCCAACATATATGCTCATATTGTGGACTTGACGCATGGGAATCGCAAGAAGTCAGATCGGATCATTTGGGCATTGCAAGGACGCTTTGAGCATGGCAGAATCGTGCTTAATAAGGAAGAGGACTGGTCTGAGTTCGTAGACCAGTTGCTGATGTACCCAAGTCAGGGGGTGCATGATGATCTTCCTGATGCGTTGAGTTATATAGATCAGTTGTCTATAACCTCATACTTTGAGGCAGATGATGAAGACGAGTGGACACCCGTGGACATTATTTCTGGAGTATAGATGGCTGCTGAAGACGCATTAGACATATTTGGTGGTGACCCCTTTGGGCGTGACTACTTGTATGGGCTATCTACTGGTCGTGATGGTCAGGGTCTTGCGCCTTATGGGTTTCGGTATGCTGAAAGTGTAAATCAACCTACAACTGCCAAGGGTCGGGGTTACCTTGGCAATGTTGGAACTATGCAAGACCCAATGACAGAGTTGTCAGCCTCGTCAGACTTTGGCGGTAGGACAGTTCGTTATCCTTTGATTGTTCCGACACTGACGGCTGATGAGTTGAACCTATTGCGTTCTGGCGGTGAGCCTACACAAGAGATATATGGCAAGGCACAACAGTATGCGTTAGGTAGGTTGTCCCGTGGTCAAGACCCATTTGCTACAACTCAAGATTTGAGGTATCCGCAGCCACAGGCTGTAGACACCAGACCTTATGACCAGATGCAAGCATCCCCTAGAGGGTTCACCTCTGGCTTATTCTCTGATGTCTTGGGTCGTACTCTGAATATGCCATCGTTGCCTAGAACTGGCATACCCTCATTGGATTTGCTTTACGCCAACAGGAATCCTGTACTTAATATGATGGGTGTAGGTGATGTCCAGAAGACTGCTGAACGCATCTCCTATGGTCAACCTTTGACCACAGGGTCGGGCATGACGTTAAAGCCAAGAGAAGAGGCAATCTTTGCGGGGATGGCAGTTGCTCCATTTGTGGGTGAGGCTGTGAATCTTGGCGCAAGGGCTGGTCGTGCTGGCGCAAGGATGGTTGGTGAGCGCATAGCTGAGAACGTGACGATGGGAAGACCCAATCTGCCTAGTATGTTGGCTGAACCAAGATCATCATTGTTTGCGGTTGAGCCTAGTGCTTTGATGCCAAAGCCTCAAGCACCAGTGTCTGAGTTAGGGTTCTACTCAGCGGCTGAACAAGCGGCATTGAATTTACCAAGGAATAAAGGTACGGGTCAGTCTTTCCTTAATGACCTGATGAAAGCACCTGATGTCAAGAAAGATGAACTGTCTTGGATTGGGTTGGATGACTTCCTCAAAGACAAACCAAATGTCACCAAGCAAGAGGTTCAAGACTTCATTGCAAGCAATAAGATTGATTTGCAAGAGGTGAGGTTGGGTGGTGATTTAAGTCCAGAATTGCAAACAACAAGAGATGCGTTAAATGATAAATATAAAGGACTTGTTGACAATATTGCCGATGCTAAATCTCAGTTTGAAGAAGGAAAAATCTCTTACGGTCAATTAAGAAATACTGTATCAAATAATCAGATTCAAATACAAGCACTTGATACACAAATAAACGAAATAAATAAAACAATACCACCCACTAAACATCCACGTTGGCAGCTTGCTGGCGGTGAAAACTATCGTGAGATTTTGCTGAAGTTGCCGAACAAGGCAATGGAAGAATCTGCTGCTGCTGAGATGCATTACAGAAATTTTATTCAAAAAGGCGGTGAACCTAATTGGGCAGAGTTGCCTGTTGAAACGCAACAGTCAATTATCAATTCAATTCCATCTGTCTATAAAAATTTATCAGCCTCACCTGAATATCGTTCTTCTCACTTTGATGAACCCAACATCCTCGCCCACATACGAGTAAATGATCGTGTAGATGCCGATGGAAAGAAGATGCTACTGGTTGAGGAGTTGCAGTCCGATTGGCATCAGGCTGGTCGGGAAAGTGGGTATGCGCCAAAAAATGCTGAAGCACAACTTGCGGCAAGTAAAGATCGTATGGCAGAGCGAGGAAATGAAATTCGCGCAATATCAAGTCGTATGGCGGCATTAAACGATAGCCAACTTGATGAATTTAATGCCTTGGCTCAAGAGCGACAACGCTTGCAAGATTTGCAAGGCGAAGAAACGGATTGGGGAAACAGAATATATGATGCAAAAAATTCTGGAGTCCCAGACGCACCTTTCAAAGACACTTGGTATCAACTCTCTCTCAAGCGGATATTAAAATATGCCGCTGACAATGGGTATGAGAGAGTTGGACTGACCACTGGTAAGCAACAGATAGATAGGTTCTCCAATGAGTTACGTCAGAATGTTGATGAGATTACATTTCAAACTGGTCTAAAGCTAACTCCTAGTGAAGCTGCTGAACTTCAAGCATTGCGTTCACAACAAACGTATATGACTGGCACAGAAAGAGCAAGGTACGAGTATTTATCTAGCAACGAAGGTGAATATGTTGGTAAGGGTGAAACAAAGATTAAAGCCTTTAAAGGGTCAAAGCCAACATTTTCAGGAACTGTAAAAGACGGCAAGTTTATTGATGGTCAAGCCCAAGGGAAAACAGTAGAAGAAGTTTTAGGTAAAACAATGGCAAAGCAGATTGCAGAAAAGCAAACTGGAGTGCTTAAAGGCGACAACCTCACCGTTGGCGGCGAGGGGATGAAGAAATACTATGATGAGATTTACCCCAAGTTTTTAGAAAAGTATGGCAAGAAATGGGATGCTAGTGTTGGTGAGACAAAAGTCAATACTGTTAAGGAACGAGCAGAAAACAGCATGATCCCAATTATGGGACAAGAACCAGTACGCTACATCGACATTACGCCTAAAATGAAAGAGGGCGTTAAAAAGGGTCAACCATTGGCGGCTGCGGAGCAAACACCTGAGATGCTTGCATCTGGCGGTCTTGATTATGCTGACCCTTTTAGGAATCCACTGTTAGAAAGTTCAATTGGATAAATTATGGCAAAAGATAAAGAAGTCAAACTTGAACAAAACGAATTTTATGAGCCTACTGAGGCTGATAAAGAACTGACCGATTTCATCACTAGCCACTGCGACAAGTGGCGTGACTACAGAGACACTAACTTCCTGCCCTCCTACCTAGAGTACGAGCGCATCTTCCGTGGTCAATGGGCATCTGAAGACAAAACCCGTGAGTCTGAGCGCAGCCGAATCGTAACTCCTGCGACTCAGCAAGCAGTCGAGACTCGTCACGCTGAAATTATGGAAGCTATCTTTGGACAGGGTGACTTCTTTGACATTGAAGACAATATCCAAGATGTAAACGGCAACCCCATTGATGTTGAGATGATTAAGGCTCAACTTACTGAGGATTTCAAGAAGGACAAAATCAGAAAAGCTATCGATCAGATCGAATTGATGGCTGAAATCTATGGGACAGGCATTGGCGAGATTGTTGTCAAGACTGAAACTGAGTATGTTCCCTCAACTCGACCTATTCCTAATCAACAGGGTCAGGCAGCTATTGGCGTGATGGAACGAGACAGGATTTCTGTCAAGATCATGCCTGTCAACCCAAAGAACTTCTTGTTTGACCCTAACGGCACAAGCATTGATGACTGTATGGGCGTGGCTATTGAAAAATACGTTTCAATTCATAAGGTTGTGCAGGGTATTGAACGTGGAATCTACCGCAAAGTGGACATTGGTACTGCCAGTGAAGACACTGACCTTGAACCTACCCAAGAAGTAAGCCAGTATCAGGATGAGAAGGTTCTTTTGTTGACCTACTACGGGTTAGTTCCCCGTGAGTTTCTTGAGAACATGAAAGAGAACAAGGATATTGTTGAATTGTTCCCTGAAAACTCAGCGGCAGAAGACTACACCGACATGGTTGAGGCTATTGTCGTGATTGCCAATGATGGAATGCTTTTAAAGGCTGAAGAAAATCCATACATGATGAAAGACAGGCCAGTTCTGTCTTACCAAGACGATACTGTTCCAAATCGTTTGCTTGGTCGTGGTACGGTGGAAAAAGCATTCAATATGCAAAAGGCTATTGATGCTCAGACCCGCAGCCACTTGGATTCACTGGCATTGAGTACCTCCCCCATGATGGCAATGGATGCAACTCGCTTGCCTCGTGGTATGAAGTTTGAGGTAAAGCCCGGAAAAGCCATTCTGGTCAATGGTTCTCCTAGCGAGATTTTGTTTCCATTTAAATTTGGGCAGACTGACCCAAACAACCTTGCAACTGCCAAAGACTTTGAGCGAATGTTGCTACAAGCGACAGGAACTCTAGACTCTAACGGCATGATTTCTCAATCTAGTCGTGATGGTGGCGGTATGTCGATGGCGGTTGCCTCCATCATCAAGAAATACAAGCGTACATTGGTGAATTTCCAAGAAGATTTCTTGATTCCATTCATCAAGAAGGCTGCTTTTAGGTTCATGCAGTTTGATCCAGAGCGTTATCCCTCTGTCGACATGAACTTCATCCCTACTGCAACCCTTGGCATCATTGCACGGGAGTACGAACAGCAGCAATTCATTGGTTTGTTGCAGACTTTGGGTGCAAACACTCCTGTTTTGCCTATTTTGCTTAAAGGCATCATAGGAAACAGCAGTCTGTCTAACAGAATGGAGTTGATTGCCAAGTTGGATGAGATGATGCAGCCTGATCCACAAGCGCAACAGATGCAACAAGCTCAAGCACAGTTGGCTATGCAAGCGGCACAGGCAAATATTGCGGTTCAGACTACTCAAGCAGAACAAAACAGGGCTGAAGCACAGAAATTGTCGGTTGAGACTCAGTTAATGCCTATGGAAATACAGGCAAAAACTATGGCTGCAACCACCAAGAACCTACCCAATGACGCAGATCAAGCCTCGAAAGAGTTTGACAAGAGGGTCAAGATTGCTGAGTTGATGCTGAAAGAAGCAGACATCAAGAACAAGTCAAAGATTGTTGAGTTGCAGATGAATAATGCAAAAAGCAATGTTGTTGATTTAGAGAATGAATTTTTACAGAAATTAAATACGGAGTTGTCAAATGGAACTAGATAAAGTTTTTAAAAAAGACGGTGTAGACGGCGTAGCTGATGATTTATTCGCCTCTATTAACAATTCAGTTTCTGAAGTTAAACAGATGCAACAGCGTAAGGCTGCTGAGAATGTTCAGACAGTAATACAAGCCCTAAAGAAAATAGAAACTAACATCCAAGATAAGTATGACAACGTAACCGATGTAATTGCAAAGCGGGTATCGACTATCAAAGATGGTCGTGACGGTAAAAATGGAAGCGATGGGCGAAATGGTCGTGACGGTAAAGATGGTCGTGACGGTAAGGATGGTAAGCAAGGCTTGCAAGGCTTGCAAGGCAAAGATGGTGTAGATGGTATTGATGGCGTATCGGTTACAAACGCAAACATTGACTTTGATGGTTCTTTGATTATTGCTTTGTCTGATGGTCGAGAAGTAAATGTTGGTGAAGTTGTTGCTCCTGACCTTGCTGAACGCATTAAAGTTATCAGCACTATGTCTACCAATGGGGCGGTTGGCATCAAGGACGAGGGAACTTCAATCTCCACAGGTGTTAAGAACATTAACTTTGTAGGTGCAACTGTAACTGCTACCAGTTCAGGTGACGATGTTACTGTTAACGTAAGTGCAGGAACTGGAACAGTCACAAGTGTCGGCGGCACAGGCACAGTCAACGGATTGACTTTAACAGGCACGGTTACAACATCTGGAAATCTTACTTTAGGCGGTACGCTTAATTTGTTGTCACCTCCTGCCATTGGTGCAACAACTCCTGCGTCTGGAGCATTCACAACTTTGTCGGCTACAGGCGTTACGACTGTGCAAGCTGGCACGGCGGCACTTCCTGCCATCACCACCACAGGCGACACCAACACAGGTATCTTCTTCCCTGCCGCTGACACCATTGCCTTTACTGAGGGCGGTGCGGAGGCTATGCGTATCGACTCCAGCGGTAATGTGGGTATAGGTACTAGTTCGCCAAGCAATGCAAAACTTGATATTGCTTCTGGAAACATTAATCTTAGCGACACCTACATATTGGCATGGGGTGGTAGCTCAGGCCGTCCAAACATTGAGGGTTCAAAAGCATCAAGTTATTTAAAATTTTCAACGGGCGGCGGTAATACCCACATGATGATTGATAGCTCTGGTAACGTGGGTATAGGTACTAGTTCGCCATCAGGCAAATTGCACGTTGCTGGGACTCTGAGTGCCACTGGAATTGCATCATTTACAGATTCTTCAGACTCGGGCCAAATAAATTTTGTCCCAGCAACCGCAACAAAAGGTGCGTTTGCAAGGTTTTCAAATACCGGAGGCAATGCGTATGTGGGGCTTGATAACTCAACAGGAAGTAATTTTTCTGGTGGCAATTATGCTTTAAATGTTTTCTCACCAACTGCCATTAATTTTACGGCTGGAAGCACAAACAAAATGTTGCTTGATGC